GCTACTTGGATTAGGTGCTAATTGAAATGTTTGATTTACTTGAGGAATTTGTGGTTGTTGTTGCATTTGATTTTGATTCATTTGTTGTACTTGTTGCATTTGTCTGTCGATTTTATCTCTCATATTTTGTAAATCCTGCATATTTTGCATATAAATTTGATTATTTGGATAATATGGGTAAGCCATTTTGCTAATTACCTCCTATTTGTTTTATATTTTAGTTTTGAGCCATTTTTATACTTTAACTATATAACTTGTTTGTTTTAAAATTAAATTGCTTTATTTTTGATTTTAAGGCTTAATAAATTATCTATATTGTTTAATTTCTCCAAAATAAAAAGAAGATGTCCGAGCATAGTTTCTCTCGTTATGATTAAACTATCTTTTCTCACTTCTCACATCTCCTTTCTTTTATAATTAAATTGTAAAATAAAAAAAGCCTTTCGGCTTATTAAAATATTATCAAAAAAATATCACTTTAAATAAAAAATACTTGAATATAAATTATAAATATGATATAATATATATGTTCAAGATAGTAAGAGAAGTTTATATATGTGTATAATTAAAGGTGGCTATCTTGAACAATAAAAGCCTTTGTTATACATTTATATAAGCTTCTTTTTTATTTAAGGGAGGTTAACATGGAAAATTTCAATAAAGGATATTTTGATTATATAAATAGTGATAAATGGAGATTTATAAGAAGACAAGTAGCTGAAAAAAACAATTATATGTGTCAATTGTGTCATAAAAAAATGTATAAGGGGTTTCATATACATCATATAACTTATGAAAATTTTGGACACGAAGAACTATCTGATTTAATGTTTCTTTGCCCAGAATGTCATTTAATGAGGATACATAAACAATATAAAAAGAAACCTAAAAAAATTGAAAATAAGAAAAAGAAAAAAGAAAAAGAACCTTTAATATCAGAAGAGGAAAAACAAAAATTTTTAAAATTAGATTATTACCTAAAGTATTTTGATAAGTTAACCACTAAAAATAAAGCTATAGTTTCTAAATTTTTAAGTAAACATAAAAAACTAGGTCACTTTTCAAATATAAAAAATAAGCAAAAGACTTATATGTATTAATTGAATGCTATAAAAAGAGGTTGCTAATTAAAGCAACCTCAATATTTTCTTTTTAATTTGTTTTATAATTCGACTAACGGTAGCAGTAGATATATGTTCTTCTATGCTTATTTTTACTATTGATTGTCTACCATCTATATCAGTTAATCTATTAAAAACTTTTCTTTGTATTTCATTAAATCTTGCATTTTCTAATATAAACTCAAGTTCTTTTTTAGTAAAATCAAAATTTATTTTAACGTCTTTTTCTTCTTCTAACTTTTTTGGAGCTTCCATTTGCTTTTCTCCTTGTAACAGTTCTTCTTTGATACATTCTCAATTATATCACCTCATTAATCAATTGTTTGTGTATAATTAGAATTATTAGAATTGTCTATATCTTCCATTACTTGTTCATCTGTTGTTGTAGTTTCGTATTGTGACTCATATATAAGCCAACCTATGTTGCTTCCTACTAATAATACTAATTCTACTATGGCTATAATAAACCATCTTCGAGAATTTTGTTTCAATTCTCTTAACATTTCCATTGCTAAATTTTCTTTTTCCATCATACATTACCTCCTTTATTTAAAAGTTACTACCGCACCAATAATTCCTGTTATTATTATTGAAGCACATAACTTCCATAACCAACCTTGATTTTCTTCTAGTTTTGTTACTCTTTTTTCAAGTGGTTGAAGTTTTAATTCATCTATTTTTTCTCCGTTAGCAATTTTTTCTGTTATTACATCACACTTTTTATCTATTTGCATTAGTAATTGTTTGTATTCTCCTACCTCTTCTTTGAGTTCTTGTACTTCATTTTTTAAAGTATTGAACTCATTTCTACTAACATATTCTTCCGACATTGTTTTCTCCTCTATTTATATTATACCATATTTTTATTAAAATATCAAATTTTAATCTTGTGCTATATAAATTAAATATCCATAATAATTTCCTGTTCCTGTTGGGACAGCAGCCCAATGGTTTACTATTTGTCCTTGTTCGTTTACTGCAACTCTTAATGGTTTGTCTGGTCTATCAAAGCCTACTAAAAGACTCATAACATAGTTTGTAGACTTTGGTAATCCTGTCGCAAATATAAAGCCATGGTCTACATCAACAGAAAAATTAAAATCTTGAATTTGAACTGTAACTACTTTTCCAGCTTTAAAATATCTTATTACTCCACCGACATTGCTTGACAAAGTAGCATTTGTCCATGTTGTTGGGTGAATTAAATCAATTTCTCCTGAGTCAGCATGAATTGTAACAATGTCTTTCCAATTTTGTGGGTCTTCTCCTGCTCCTCCTGTTGTACTTTGTATTTTCAATACATTATCACGACCTCCTCCTGAAAAATTAGGTAGTATTCTAAATTTGTCACCAAATCCGTCTTCTTTAAAATAGATATTTCCGCCACTTCCAAATCCTATTGGATTTCCTTGCATATTTAATCCACCTGTCATCGTGTCTCCTGATTTTTCTACTGCATTTGCTATTCCTGCATCCATTTTATTTAAGTTTTCTGCATTTACAGGTGTATTTGTACTAGGTAAGTTCTCCCAATTTACTCTTGTATAAGACATTTTATTTACCTCCTTTTAATTCTTCTATTTCTTTTTTCATTTGTTCTATTTGTTCTTGTTGTTCTTGAACTGCTTTCCATAATATTGAAGTCATATCATAAGTATCAATACCACTCTTATCTTTTGCAATTACTTGTTTAGGAGTTTTATATTTTCCTCCTAAATCTCCTATAACAAATCCAATATGTTTTTTTTCTGTATTTTTTTCTGTTTTAAAATTATATATATATATTTCGCTATCTTTTATAATATCTAATGCATTATCTGTATATTTTTCAATATTTTTTTTCAAACTTTCTAATGAGCCTTGAGTTATAGGACAGTTTACTTTAAAGCTATCTAATCCAGAAAATCTTACTTCTGTTGGTTCAAAATAAATTATAGAACCTTTTCCATTATTTAAATAAAAATAAAAATTATTTTCACTAGCATACATACCAGCTCTTAAAGACGTACTATTAATAGGGGTAACTATCATTCCTTTACTACTAAAGTTACTTTTAAAATTACTACTTTTTACAACTAAAGCAGTAGCTCCTGTTGGACTTCCATTATCAGTTAACTCGATTTTTCCACCGGTAAAAGTCCCATTTACTGCTTCCATACTTCCATCTGTTTTTATTTTAAAGTTTTGATTTGCAGTAACAACTCCGTTTAGATTTATTTTTCCAGCACTTATTGATACCGATTCACTAGATTGATTAATTTTTGAAATAATTTCATCTTCTCCCACCTTTGTTGAAACAACAGAGCTTATATTGTTTGCTGTCTGTTGTAATTGTGAATAATTACTTTGTGCATTACTCTTTGTTTCATAAGTATTTGATACTGTACTTGTTATCTCATTTGCCTTTAATGTTATTGCACTATTCATTTGATTTGTTGTTGAATAATTTGTTAAAGTTTGACTTACTCCTAAATTAATTTCATCTGCCTTTTGATTTATTCTACTATCTGTTTCAACCTTTGTGTAAAATTGTGTTGTATATATATTTTTAGCCATTAATCTTACATATAAATATCCAAAGTTATATCCTGGTAATGTTATTGTATAATTTCCTTCTCCTAATGCTATTGTTGGATAAGTATAATCTGTTGTTATTTCTGTTCCTAAAGCTCTTACTGTTCCATCTGCATTATATGCACATCTTTTTATTACTTGGCAAGTTTGACTTTCATAATTTAAGTAAAATTCATCATATACCGTATCACTATATCTTAATAAATCATCTGGCAATGTATAATCAATGTTTTCTGTTAATGTCTGTCCTTCTTCTTCATAAGTTCTTGTAAATCGTATAATTCTATTTGGCATATATTGAGTATCACTTGGATATAGATTTTCTCTAGGATATAGATAACTTATATTAGTACTTGTTGGGTGTACTTTTATCATAATAGGCTCAGACTCATTTATGTCTTTTAATTCTACTTCTGCTCTGTCACTTTCTCCATAAGTTGTTATATCTGCTATATCACTTATAGAACTTTCCAAATTTCCTACTCTTATATTTAAT